GAGGGATAAAGATCAGATCATTCAGATTCAAAAGGAGTATATAGAGACCCTAAAAGAACAGATTGAGGTCCTGAAGGATGAACACAAAAAAAAATGGAACCCGACAATCGCACCACAATGGATCAATCGACCAAGCAATTTGACGATATAGACCCTCCAAGTCAGTAATTACAGGCATTAGCTACCTTTTATTCATTTAGTTACAAAATAGTTACCCCCCCCATGTTTGTGTAAATCGATATTTGTCTAATCAAATATGATCCGCAAGGACATCGTCTACGACAAAACAAACCGTGTTTTTACTGCGAATTTCCGACTAGACGGGAAACGCCACAGACCTACTCTGATCTCGAAAGAGGACTACGACCAGCTCACCGAGGAAGAGAGACAGCAGGTAGTTGGGACTCTCTGGAGGAAAGCAAAGGACAAGTTTGACCGACTCGTTCAAGAGCAGGAACGGCACGGACAGTACCTAGAACCCTTATTAGAAGAATGGTTGTCATCCGTTGCATCTGCCAGAGATTTCAAGACCGTGGATCACTACCGGCTGGATGTACAACGATTCCTGCACGTTGCTCCCCCTCGCACTGGACAACTCTCCTCCAGGGTCCAAGAACCCTTCTACGACCATCTCCGCAGTCTCGGCCTATCCGATTCCTCCATCAATTCTGCAGTCAGATCGGTCAGGGTATTCGTCAAGTGGTTGTCGGAGAGGGAATTGCTGAAGCACCCAGTGAGCTTGAAGGCATTGCGAACAGTGAAGAAGAGACCACAGTTCTACAGTGCAGAACAGATCAAGCAGATGCTGGAATACTGCAGGGAGACACCAGGCAGGAGATATACATTATTATATAGAGCAATCTGGATCTTGAGTCAGACCGGAATGCGGGGAGGGGAACTGTTGAATCTGAAGTGGTCAGAGGTCGAGGAGAAACGGATCAAAATCGTCAGCACTGAGACTTGGCAGGTGAAGAGTCGCAGAGATGCCTGGGTGCCGATCAGTCCGAAACTGCGGGAGGAGTTTGATCAGTGGGGTCGAGAGGGAGAGGTCTGGGTGCTGGATAAAAAAGATGGGAAACGATACTGGGCGCATCTAAACGAACTGACTGCCTCAATGCGTTATGTTCAAACCAAGTGCGACTGCAGAGGTCCGAAACCGTTGCATGGTTTTCGGGCTGGAGTGGCAACGGAATTATTGAGACAGGGAGCGAGTCCGGTGCATGTCCAACGACTGTTGCGTCATGAGGATTTGAGTACGACCATGGGGTATCTTGATCCTGATGCTCTGGAAATCGAGGACCTTGTAAAAAATTTATAAAAATTGTTTTTTTCTTGTTGACTTATACACGCAATGCGTTCATACTAGATTCAACAGTTCAGCAATGACGCTGATCTGAATCAGATACAAACAGAGGGAACATGGAAAGACAAGAACTTGAACAATGGGCAGACTGTCGCAATACCAGCAAAGAAGTTGCGGAAGCTATTCTTTTTTTTGCGTCGGACGAAGAAGACGCGGATAGAATTTGGCAAGACGCCACTAACGCAGAAATTTTGGCGATCTGGGAGTATGCGACGAACAATGGACTGCATGATGACTCAGATTTGTACTGGGGAATCGACTCGCTAGCGGAAATGATGAAACGACTATAACCCAAGTTCAGCAATGACGCTGATCTAAATCAAAAACAAATAGAGGACATATGAGCAACACATACAAAACCAGATTCAAGGTTGTTGGTCGCAAAAACGGAGAACGTGTTTGCAAATCATTTACTGATTTTGAAGAGTGCGCAGCAATTTTGCTGTACCAATCATTGGATTCCAATTCCCAAGCATTTTACCGGAGGTCAAAAAAACAATTCAAATTGATTTGGGGAACAATGCCAAACCTTTCAGATTTGCCTAAAGCATTGATGCCAAATTATGAGGAAGAGAAAAAAATTGCCCGTGAATACTTCGATAAAAACTGGAAATATGATGATCACAACGAAATGGCATTGGAACGTGGAGAACCATCACGAACAGCCACTGAATGGCATGAACACTGGCAAAAAACTGACGCTAGTTGTGGGTTCTATTACGAAGATGGGGAGTGGAGGATGCATAACTGGGATGATCAAGAACACATTCAAATCATAAACGGGAAAGTCGTTCAAGTGGAGGAAGTATGATCCAAACTTGGAACCCCAAAGAGAATCCACATCCTTGGAAATGGGGAAAAGGACAGAAAAAGTTTTCGGCACGAATCAAAATAAGTTCATGGGTAGAAATTGATTATCGTGCAGGACTTCCTGGTTGGTTCCAAGTTGTCGAGATCAGTTCTGATCGTGACTGGATCAAAGTAGATGGGTTAGAAGGTGAGATTGTACGACATCAAATGATAAGTTTTACCAATAAATAAAGTATGACACACAAAGAAATTGCTCAATCACTAACCAAAGCCCGTGGGATTTGCCACTTTACTGGCGAACCTCCCACATTTTCAGATTTGCTGGAAATGGTAGAAGAAGCAGACATTGCATTGGCTGACACATTTGGACGTTATGACCATGTCACCATTCAAGCAGTTGTTCGTAAGATGCTGCAGAAAAATGATTCGGCCTCAAGAATCTGTGCAAATCCTCTTACCATATGACCAGCATTGAATTCAGACATGCTCGACAGAGATTGGGCATGTCGATGGTTGAGGCATCAACCAAGTGCGGTGTACCCTATCGTACTTGGCAGGATTGGGAAGCAGGCAAACGGAGAGTACCCCCTTGGGTCAAGTGCCTGCTTTACTATCTAGAGAGGGGTTGAACCTATGATGCCAATAGGGAGCTGTCGACAAATCGAAAATCCTCGGAAATGGTGCGCCCAGCAGGACTCGAACCTGCAACCTACGGATTAGAAGTCATATAGAAAGTATGATTTCTTCTATAATATCAGTAATTTGAAAGATTGAGAATGGTCAGTAAAGACAAGGTTAGTAGAGCAAGGACTGAATCATATTGCGTGTTTCTGGGTTGGTCAAAAAGGGTGAGGTTCGGGCTAATGCACCGATTCCCATACGCCTGGCAATTTCATCATCTGATTGCAATTTTTGTAATGCTGCGAGTTCGTCAACTGTTCTTCGAGCATCATCACCCGTAGCAAATAACCGTTCTGCAAATCGTTCTTTTTGTCGTTGCATTTCTTCGAAATCCATTTGACTCCGAAACTTCTCCCTTAGTCGATCAACAGCTCTGCCTGCCAATTGCCCAGGATTTGAAACATCCGCAATCATCTGACCTGTGGTTGGTGCGGCCTTCTGTTCCTGAACTATCAATCGTTGAGTCTCTGCCCCTGCTCTTGGGGAAAGTGCTGTTGCTTCTTGAAAGACCTCTTCAACCTCCATTCGTTCTAATAGTTGCGCCATTTGTTCAGGACTGCTAATAGCTTCCAATTTTGCGGTTTGTTTGTTCTTTCGCAGTTCAGCAGTTAGGTCTGCAGTCTTGCCTGACTTTTCTCCCCATTTATCAATCAGTGCCTGCTGCATTCCTGAACGATAGGCTTCCTGTTTTTCGGCAGGCAACTTGTCAAAATATGCCTTGACCTCTATAGGACGTTTTTTAGAACTAAAATCTTGTAGTCCTTGATTGAACTCATCAACCAGCATCCCTTCTGCAAAGACTCTTCTTGCCTCACGATATTCGGGAACTTGCTGCCCTGCATCATCCAATGCTCGATCTTTTAACTGATCCAGTAACCCCTTGCCTTCCTTGGTCAATACATTCTTCTGATTCTGCGGAGGATTGGTTACATCTAATCCTTGTTGATTCCGTACTGCCTTTTGAATGTCATCCAACTGCTGAACAGTCAGAGGTTCTTGAATGCCAGAGGACACAGGAACACGTTGGTCTACGGGTAGATTCCTTTGTCGCAAGTCTCTTAGTTCTTCAGCGTTGCTGTACGCCCGTTGAGCATAGGGGGTTTCAAGAAAATCTCGGATTGGTTGGGTCATGGTTAGTGTTTGTGGGTCCGCCTGCTTGTACAACGGATCTGCTTGGATTTTGGCTTGTGCTTCCCGTGCATAGATTTCAGTTTCGGGCACACGATTGCCGAGCAAATCCACATCACTTGTTAATCGGTTTTGAACTGCATCAATCGCCTGGCGTTCTCCAATACTCTTTCTGTAAGCAGTACCACCTGCTGGAACACTCATAGTGTTCTTTGCTCTCAGATATAGAGGGTTGCCCTCACGATTGACATACTGCCCAGCATCCACCAAAGTTCCTAGATTCTTTCGTTGAACTCGATCAAACACATCCAGTGCCTGCATCAATTGTTCTGGGGTCACTTTGCCCCCCTCCAGGTCTGCGAGGATGTCTTCTAAGTCTTTGCGACCACCAGACCCAATGCCTCGCAGTTGTGGGTTGCTTGGTGGAATGATTCCTCCAGATCCGTCACTGATTACATTTCTAAGAATTCTCCCTGCTTGTCGTGTTGCTCTACCTGCTGGCCCAGCAATATAAGAGCCTCCACCCGAAACAGCAGCACTACCTGCTACATTGGCATAAACATCTGAGACATCCTGTCCTGTTGCTTGTGTGGGGTTTTCTGCCATTCCAGCAGAATATAATCCAGCATCCACAGCACCACCGATTGCACCTTGACCAAAGCGAGTCTGTGCCAAAGCAGGCAACGCACCGGACTTGCCGATTGCCATGCCACGAACAGCCTGAGCTGCAGTTTGTCCTGGGTTCAGTGCCTTGACTGCAGTTTGTCCTAACTGTCCCAATCGACTAGCAGCAGCAGCCTGACCTCCAGGGAGAAGAGCAGGGGCAACTGCTCCTGCAAGGTTGGCAGTCAATGCCCGACCTGGATACTGTTGTTGAAAGGCTTCTCGTTCTCTCTTGATTTGATCTTTGACAACGTCATACGGGACCTTCTCCAATTTGGACATCACCAGAGCTTCCATCTCATCTGCAAACTCAAAACTAGCACCAGCAAAGAACTCCCGCATCACATCCCCAAAGTTCCCCACATCTTTGCCTAGTTTCTCCTTGCCATCGACCAGGTATTCAAAGGATTTCGCCAACTGATAAAAGTCTTTGAACCCTCCTTTACTGGCTTCTCGCACAAATCGATCAATCTGATCCTTGGTCATCGGAGGTTGGTTATTGGCAAGTCGTCGGTCTCTCTCGACCTTTAAATCTCGGAGGATGCTGTCAATAAGTGGATTTGCCATAATTGCCTTAATTGTTATTGAACCAGTTTAATGGATTCCACATATTGGGGTCTTCCTGGGGTCCTACATCTGTCTGGATTTCCTGAAGGATTGATTTTGCTTCAGAGTTGTACCCTGCAGAATCATTGTCTGGAGGAACAACAGAAATGGGGTCAAAGGTCAATGGACGATACCCTGGGATAGCATTGTATTGATCCATGATGTCAATATTGTATTGAGAGGCAACAGGTCTCAGGTTGTCAATGACCGACTTCTTGACCGAATTCAGACTTGCCACAAAGGTGTCCAGTCCTGAGAAGAAGTTTGACAGGTCCACACTGGTTGGATCTGCGATCACACTCTTGATGATCTGTTCATCATTGCCCGTCAGAACACCCAAGTTGTATTCTTCCTTCAAGGTCAGTAACAGGTCATAGTAGTCAGAAACCAACTCACGGACTTTTGGATCTTTCTTCGTCAACCGTTCCGCCAACTCAGGCTTCCCATACTCTACCAATTTATTTTGCAGTTTCTGCAGTTTGTTCAGAGTAGCAAAGGAGGAATTGATTTTTTCTTGGTTGTCTCCCAATCCTTCCACTTGGACAAAACTGCCCAAGTCCGTCACCTTGCGTCCTGGTGTTGCTAAGTCAACCCCCCAATCAATCCCATCGGGCAAGGGGTATCGAGGTTTTTCAAATGTGCCGACTCCACCAACCGAAACACTGGACTGCAGGGAATCAAGGTGCTGATCAATTCCTTTACGATATTCAGGGGAGTTTCGGTATACATGATCAATCTTACGTTCACCAGTCGTAGGGTCGTAAATGAAGACCCTTTCTAAATCGTCCCGCAGTTTCTGACCTTCCGTTGGTTTTGTTTCTGTCTTTGGTTTGAGATCATCCTTGATCTGGTTGATTACCTGAGTAATCGCAGCAGTGGAATTAGACAGTTTGCCTTCGTAGTCTCGTTCACTGACCATTTCGAGCAGCATGGTCTTGTCGTCTGCTGATAGTACGGTGTCATTCTTAATCTTGCTCACAAGACCTGTCCTCTCCGTCTCCGTCATCCCTCCAGCCAACTTTGCCAATTTCTTAGCACCCTCAACAGGACCTGCAGCAATCAATGCCTGTCCGGTTTTATTGTCAGGGTTCGGATAAATTTCTCGGACTTTTGCTTCCCACTCTTCTTGATCCTTGGCAGGTTTGGCAAGCAGATTCTTCATCTGCTCCGTTCTGCCAATGGCCTCATTGGTCAATGCAGTCTTGTAGAGTTTATCAAACTCCATCTGAGACCGTTTGTACTCATCTTCCAGCTTCTGCCTCTCTGCCTCACTCAACCGTTTCTTCGTTCCACCATATCCCTGAATGTATCCACCGAGACCCCTGGCAAGTGCAGATCCCAGAGTCACATCATTCGGGTTGGTGGAATACTGAGGTGCGGACAGTAGTCCGAGTCCAGCCTGCAGGAGTCCCATCCTCATCGGATCGTCGTACCAGGAGGTGCCAGATTCAGGAGCATCTTCGGTGTCCAGCAGTCCAGCAGTTTTAACTGCAGAGGACTTCGGTGCTGCAGGGATGTTGTAATTGAATGAACGGGTATCTCTTGGAGGATTTGCAGGTCCCTGTGCCTGCTGTTGCTGTCCTGCCATCTGTCGAGACTGAACTGCAGGAGAAGGAGGACGCACGGCAACTGGGCGAGTAGCAGGAGCAGACTGTTGAATCACCTCAACAGGATCTGATTGCAAAGAAGACATGGGGGTCACTGCTTGCCCCATCCTTTCCAGAGAACGAATCTGATCCGACTGCATTCCTGATCCAATCAAATCCATTGCCGTTCTGGGTGCAGGGAAACTTGCTGCAATCGGTTCAGGGGTATAAACATTCCCTCTTCCTGCCCTCAACAAATACAGACGACGGGCTTCCTCATCTCGTAGTTGCCGCAGAAATTCCTCTGTTGCCTGTTCGTTGGGATTCAAGTAGGCCATCAGACTCTCCTAATCTTTGAGTAAACTGTAGGTTGATAACCCTGCACCGAGTCCCTGGAGGAGAGGATTCTGACCATACAGAGGACTGCTGCTGGTGACCACACTGTTCGTTGCAGGAGAGATTGCCGCATTCCTCAAATTGATCATATCCATTGGATACCCAAGTTCTCTTTGGAACTCGTTGTAAATAAAGTCGAGATCCTGCTGATTTCGGTTATCCTGTCCTGCGCCTGCTGCAAGTAGATCTGCAATTCGTTGGCGTTCATCGGCAGTCTGCATCTGTGCCAGATTACCCAGTGCTCCTGCTCCCTGAAGATTAAGTGCTCCTGCTCCCTGACGGAACTGCTCTGCCAGTCTGGCCTGCTCTAATCCCAACTGATTCCCCTGCATCTGGAGTTGGTTCTGGAAACCCATTGCATCCCGATCCGACTGAGCACCGAGACCTTGGGCAGTCAGTGCTCCCTGAGACTGCAACCCTCGCACATCTCGTACATCTTGAGCTGAGATGTTCTGCCCCTGGAGATTCCCAGCAGACTGATACCCTCGGAGGTTTTGTATATCGGATGCAGTCAGTCCCAGTCTCTGCAGTTGTTCCTGCTGTGCCTGTTCTGCGGCTTGTTGGAAACCTTGGGACCGGAGTTGTCCGACTGCGGCTGCTGTACGATCTGCAAAGTTGCGGTTGTTCTCTGTTCGCATCAGTGCCTCACGACTCCCCCCAAATGCTCCAGCCCGTGCAGCATTGCCGGAAATGTCGTTGTTTGTGATCCGTCTCGCTCGATCCAGATCCTTGATGGTTTGATTTACGACCTGAGAGGTGTAGGGGTCTTGGAACTGTGCCAGATTCTGCTGGAAGTCCCTGCTGTAGTTCTTGGCTGGAGTGAGTCCCGCATTGGCATTGCCGTACTCTTCTGCCAGCAGTCCTTGGTTCACGTTAGAGTAGGAGTTTGCTGTGGGTCCAGTCAGATTGAGTGCAGCAGGTGCAAATTGAGACCGATAGTTTGATGCTCCCCGTGCTGCGGTTTGTGCTTCGGCAAAGGGATTTGTCCCATTTACTCGATTCGCCAGCAGGTTCTCACCCTGCAGTGTTCGGTCAGACGGTGCGGCAAAGCGTTGCCGGTCGTATGCGGAGAAGGGGGTAAGCATGTCACCAAAGGGCACGGCATCCTCCTCACCGTCTTGAGCTCCGTCAGTTCCCTGACTAGATGCTGCCTGCTGTGCGTTTTTCAAGGCAGTTTGGGAGGCAAGCAGTTGTTGATAAAGAGACGAATTGAATTCCCCACTGGGTGACTGAGCCAGAGCATTCAGTTCCAGATCCGTGTAGATTTTTGTTGGATCATAATCCCGTCCGTATCCAATATAGACAGAATCCCCTGATGGAAGAGTTGCCGCTGCAGGGTTTTCCAGCAGTTGGGTTTGTTCTTCTAGTACCTTGGAATTCTGTCGTCCACCTCCTCGGCTGGAGGTGCGCCCAGTCTGCAGATTGTCTGGCACAGAGACCTGCCCGTAATCTACCCCAACAGGAGACTGAGTTTGAACCCGTGATCCTTGAGTTGTCGGAGGAGGTCCCGTATATCCACGAATCCCAGAATAATCCCGATCCAGAGTGGTGGGACGATAGTTGGGATTCATCGTAAACTGAGAACCGATATTCATCGTGTTCTGGGCATAGGGGATCGCCCAGTCCGGTAGATTCTGTTGCGTCGTCGTTTGATTCCCTGACCGTGAACCCCCTTGCCCCAGAACTGTCGTCAACAACCCTACTCCTGCAGCAGCAGTCCAGGGGTCAACTGCAGCAGCAGACCTCCCTGCTGGGTTCGTGCGGTACGCATTGGGATTCAGCCCATACTGCCCAACCTGACTACCCGTGTTATTTTGATCTTGTCGAATCATGGGGTTAACTCACTACTGAAGTGGAAAGATTCCCTGAGTTATCCGTCTCAATTTGGTAACGGGTCCCATTGGGCGAAACAATGATTAATCGTTGATCTGCGTTCAATTCTACGTCTTGGTTTTTCTGATATGATGTCGTCAGTAACTTGGCAATCTGCTGGAGAATTGGTGCAAAATAGGATTGCAGGTACGTCCCTGGAGGATTGGGGAGAATCATCTGCGACCTCCGACATGGGTCTCAAATCGGGTGTTTCCCACCGTCCAATCCTGAGTCAATGCTCCCGTCACTCGGTATCTCACTTGCCTACCTTGGAGTCGCACATCAATCTCCCCATCGGTTTCTAATGGATAACTGCTGGAGGTAGTCTCCGCAGCATCTCCGCTTGCCGCAGTATAGAACTGGAAATTGATTGCCCCTGCTGCCTGCTGGTCTGAGTCGGTAAATATCTTGGAAATCCTGCTGTACCTCTCCCCTCGCATCAGGTCAATTGCTCCAGTTTCTGCCTCTGCGTTCTCCGTCTGTGCGGGATCTGTCGATTCGTGCTGGTAGATCGTATTATCCCCTGCATCAACTGCAACCGGAGCAGGCCAGATCCCTTTATCGATCCAGCAGTTCCGAGAGACTCCTGATGTGCTCAGTGAGTCGTACCAGACATTGTCACGATAATTATAAACCACATAGTATTCACACTCTCCGTCTGTCCCAGAGGTGCTTGGACACCACCACCAGACTTCACCGAATTCCGCATTCCCGCCTGAGTAGATCAAACCCTCCTGAGACCAGTCCACGGTTCTCAGCACTCGATCCTGAATTGGACAGGGTAGAGGTTTGGCGAGACCATCCATGACCCAGAACCCACCTCGATTGAGCCAACAGGTGATCTCTGAGGAACTGTGAATCGCATAGGGCGAGTATACCCCTGCGTTGTCTGCGAGTTTATTGATGCCGTAGACCAAGGGAGGTCCAAGATACTGCAGTAGATGAACATCCTGGTCTGTCCAGATCGCTACTCCTTGGGGAACCCGTCGTGCGGCAACGATGTATCCCTCTGTCTGGAGAGGTAAACTGCCTGCAGTGTTGGTTGCGCTTGCAGTCCACTCGTCCACAGTTTCCTGAGACGACCACCGGACTAGTCGAGCATCTGAATCTGCACCTAACGCCAGGACATGCCTTTCCTGTGTGACCAGCACCCCCACTGCCGTGGGGGCAGTTTCGGTATATCCATTTGCTGTTGTGATCTCTTCTGCAGCTACCGTTGGATCTCCAGTCCAGTATCCAATGGCCTTGTCTCCTGAATGCGTAAACACCAGATTCTCTCCGAAATTGTCGAAACTCCAGTGTGCTGTGCGAGAGAAGGAGACAGATCCAGGCCCTGTGAAACTGTATCCATAAAACCAGTCTCCATAGTGGGAATATCCGTAACCTGGTCGGTACTCACTGTCTCCAGATGCCTGGTATCCGGTTGGGGTAATGTCGTAGAATCGTTGATAGGCTTGGGTCTGGTTGACGGTTACGGTGATGTTGGTCGCAGTTGCTGTGCAGTTGTTTGAAATCGTGACAGTGTTGGAGGAAATCCCTGTGACTGTTGAACCTGCAGGGATGCCTGATCCGGTGATTGTGTCTCCAACCTCAAAGGAGGTAGCATCGTCAACCGTAATGTCTGCACTGCCATCAGTCGTGTCTGCAGTGGAATCCGTGAAACTCGCGGCACTGGCGATCTCGGCAGCATAGAGTTTTCCGTAGTTCGGAGATCCTGAACCCGCAGTTGCCAAAACGAACAAACCCACATTTGAGTTATTGCGCCACACATGATGCCCCCGTACTGCCGAGTCCAGAGTCTCTGAGTGCCGCGACAAAGGGAAAGTAGACCATCCTCCAATGGGTCGCAGTCGTCCATCTCGGAAACGGACGAGATTGCCCTTGAGCCATCTTTGCTTGATCTCTCGCGCAGTCCCGTCCACAAACCCTGGAGGGATCTGAACCTCCTGAAGTTGTTTAGCCAAGGATTTTCTCTTTCAGTTGTTTGGCTTTGCGGACCTTGCGGTAGACTCCGACCCCTGCTGCTGCCATCGGTAATCCAATTGCAGTCAAGACCAGTTCTACCCCACCTGACTCAATTGCTGAGTTCAGCAGTTCCATGAATTCCATTAGTAACTCCAGCAAGCGTATTTGTCTCGTGTATCAATATGGATAAACCTCTGATTCCATTCAGTTTTAGGAGACTGACAGACTCCAATCCCTTTGAATCCGTGTTTAATGGCAAGAGCGATAAACGGGACAACATCCTCACCAGCAATCAGACAGTCGAATGCCTGCCCTCCATTACCGTTTTTCCCGTGATGGTATCCTGGGCCGTTTGGTTTTAATCTCTCTCTGGGATGTTGTGCAGATCTGTACGCAGAGGATAGTTTCATTGGTTTGCCCCATTCATCTCGTAGCGCCTGCAGTCTTTGCAGGGCATCTTCCTCGATTTCACATTCACCTGAGAAACTACACTTCAACTCATCACGACTAAAATTTTTCGATTCACTGACCGACATCACATCTCCTTGATTTCGCCTGCACAGATCCGTGTGTAGTACATTGATTTTTTCATCCTCTCTTCGTCACTGAACCCCAGCACTTGGTCTTGGGTGTGATGTTTACGAAACTCGTCAATCACACATCCACACCCCTGGCTCGCCATGCTGACTGCGAACAGGTACGGCATCCCCTGTCGTTGGTAATCTGGAAGGATTTTCTGCACACAACTACTGGTCCAGGTGAAGAGGAAGTGGGTCTTGTAATCCAATTCTGTAGCAACTGCTGTCGTACTGAGGAGGAACAAGGGGAGCAGGAGTTTCACCTTCTTTCCCCGTGTTCTATCGTTTGCTTTAATTCCGAAATTGCCACTGTCATCTCTTTTAGTGTTGTATTAACTCCGGTCATTATCTGAATTAATTGATTGTGGGAACTAGACATCAACTGGCGTAGAGCCTCATCGTTTACTGAGTCCTTGTCATAAAGGATTTTTCGTTCTTCCCGATGTTGATCAGAGATGTACCGGACGTACCAACCAGCCCCAATTAGAGCGATGAATAGGCCACCCAGGTTCGATAATTCTTTGATCAATTCTATATCCATCGGGTTACTCGTTTTGGTTCTGCTGGCATTGGATCGGCCTTGTTAGTCGTTGGGAGGTGTGGGCCAAGTGATGCCCGTCAGTTGTCCGTTTTCGTCAAGTGATGGTGATTGGGTTGTTATGTCCCTAAGACTTTGTCTGTACGTCTGCCACTCCGTTTGATTAGAGCCTGGGTAATCGGATACCATCCGCCAATCGGTTTCAGCCAAGAGTTGGTTGCGTTGTTCTCGGAGTTGGCGCATTGGTTCGGTGGCCCATCTATCCGAAAATTCTGGATCTGTTGGTAAGATCTCCTTACCTGCGTGTTTTGGCATCTGATCTTTCGAACAAACGATTCGAGTTTCTAACCGATAGTAATAGTAGCCATCTGGATGTTTCATAGTTAAGCCAATCGAAAAATTTGTACTTGTAAAAATTGTTCAGTCGTTGTGTCATCATTACTAATACCCCAGCCATTAGCATCTGTAACATCTACTATATGAAAAAGCCCAAAATCTCGTTGAGATCCGCCACCAGTAATCTGAGATGATGCAACAGTAACGTTTTTGCATAAAAACGATCTTGTAGTCACGAAGATACTAGAAGCAGTTGTCTCAGTATATTCTGGTGAACCAACTCCAATAAATGATGATCCCCCATCATCACTCAAACGCAAAATATGCCTATTTGCTCCAAAAGCAGGTGCGCTTGCATTTATTACATAGGTTCCAATCTCATCAAAAGAAAATTCATTAGACGAAATTGTGACAGGACAGTTAATGCTAAAAATGGTTGTGTTCAACTTTCGCAAAGTAGCAGAAGTGCTTGATGCTCCACCAGTACCGTTTGTAACATCTGCCAAAAAAGCCATTCCAATTACTACTCCTGTTGGGAACACAACCCCACTACCAATCGTCCCACCAGAAATCGTCTGAGCAAACGTAGCATTGCCGCTGGAATCAATCGTTAATCCCGTCACACCAGAATCAGAACTGTCTCCCTGCAACGTTAAACTACCGTTTGTTGAATTCGGTCTGATCGTATCCAGTTCTGCCGTGATGCTACCTGATGACTCGGTTGCCATCGTGGTGCTGTTAAGTTGTATTTCGCCTGCCATATTAAATCACGTTTAGGGTTCCGGTAATAACTAATGCTGAAGCACTAGTAAAATTTGCATATCCGCCAGTTACGACCAAAGTTCCTGCCATCGTCACTCCACCACTACTAAAGCTGGTATTCCCCACATACATTCGATTCGTTCCTGCACTAATAGCTAGCGAGTCAGAAACGGTACTGCTGTGTTCGATGTAGTTTGCAGTCCCAACGACCAAAGCACTTTGATTGACAAAGCTGAGATTCCCAGCACCATCGGTTTTCAGAACCTGATCTGCAGACCCGTCTGCAGTAGGCCAAGAAAGCCCGTCTAGGATGATTTTACCAGTAGTATCGGGAGTAATGCTGATGTTCCCTGCTGAAACCGAAACGATGCTGTTCCCGTTAACATCCAGGTTGCCACCTAACTGCGGTGTCGTATCGTTGACCACATCTTGTAAGGCACTGTCTGCAGTAGCACCCTGATCTGCCGTAGCATAATCCGTTGCTGCTGTCGTTGCTGCAGTGCCAAGACCAAGATGAGTACTCAGACTCGTTGCGTTGATCCCAAGTGCAATCGTCCCACTGCTAGTAATGGGAGACCCACTATCTACCTCGATCCCATCTGAGCCAGAAACTGCGACAGAAGTAACCGTTCCGCCAGTCGCTAGAGTCTGGAATTCTAGTGCAGTCGCACCACTATTGACTGCCAGGACCTGGTTTGCAGTCCCGATTGCAGTCAGTCCAGTTCCCCCATTTCCTGTTCCGAGAGTTCCCGTTACTGCTGTGCTGAGATCATTGGTCTCGGCAGTCAGGTAAGATTGCAGATCAGAAATCTGCGACTCGGTAATCGTGTCCTGGGTCGCTAATGCCCCCAGTCCTAAAGCAGTCCTGGCATCTGAAGCAGTCGCACTGCCTGTCCCACCAGAGGCAACTGGGAGGGTGTCGGTCACATCTGTCGTAAGGTTGACTTGCTGCAGGGTGATCGCTTGACCGGATAAAGTCAGGTAATCCAAAGACCCCGATAGAGTCACCGGAATCGAGTTATCAGTCCCACTGACATCGACCCCTAACGTGGTCCTTAGTGTTGCACCAGACTCAAACTGAAACTCTCCTGCAGTGCTGTTGTAAACCAGCACAGCATCGTCTGCGAGGGATGACGTGTTTACGTCTGAAAGTGTTTGAACCGTTGAACCTGGAAGATCTGCATACTCCCACTTTGAATCGGTAGTTGAATATTTGAGGATCTGATTATCGGTAGGACTGGCATCATCATCGGTCAGCAGGATTCGATCAACCTGCACCTGGAGTGCAGTGTTGAGCTTGGCGTAAGATACGGACCCATCTGCTGGATTCGTCGTGATGCCTGTGAGGTCACTGTCGTCTGCTTTAGCATCAAGGACAGTCTGAAGTCCTGAGATGTCGGAGATTGTGAGAGAAGATGCTGACCAGTTCTGACCGTTGAACTGAAGGACCTGGTCCTCGGCTGGAGTGGTATTGACCACATTCCCTAACTCCTCCAGATCCTGATCTGCAATCGAATCATTCAGAGTCTTCAGTTCGGTGTCGATCTTGGTAAAATTTGTATTTAGATACGTACCCCACTGATCATCATCAGATCCTACTATGGGTAGGTTGAGTGCGTAGTTCGTCGTAGTGGTTGGCATCAGCAAGTGCTCGTATCAGGTGCAGGAAGACTGAGGGTGTATGTCGTCATCGTCATATTATAATCATAAACATTTCCACTAACCACTGGGCCATTGGAAGTATAGGTCCGATAATAAGGGCCATCTCCATTCCAAGCGCTTGCTAACTGAAACGTGTAATTAGTGGCATACGCAGTCCCAGAATTCTGATCGGGAACATTGATCACGACTGTGGAATTTGAAACAAACGTAATGCGGGAATCGCTAACGACTGTGCGGGTCAGCCCAACGTCAGATAATCCGTAAGTGCTGGCGTCAGGTAACGAGGTGTACATCGTCACCCCGTTGAGAGCATTTCCAGAATTCCAACTAGGAGGGGGGTATCCAGTCCCAGATCCTGGGATAAATGTTGCGTTCGTGTAAGTCCCGGCAGCAATAAAAGAGTTTGTGGTCGTAAACGAATGAGTGGTCTGAGACGTCTGGGCCCACACCAGATAGTCCTCTGGATTTAGCACCGTGTCTGAATATTTGTTCGCAATACAGATGTCGGTTTCTGCTGTGCTGACCAGCGTGTCGAGTGCAGAGAGTTTCCCGTTGAGAAAGTTCACAAAAGCAGTAAGGTCTGACCCACTAAAGAACGCCTCAATCTCACTGGCAGTCTCTGGAGGAGACAGGCCCAACGCAGTCAGTTCCGTATTGAACGCAGGCCACGTTGAAACGGTTGTAAAATCTCCACTGTACGGGTCTGGGAGAATCCCAGAGGTGTTTGTGTTTACTTGAGCGATGTCCCGATTGATCTGAGCCAAAGTGGAACTACTCCCCACACCTGCGGCATTGATCCGGTCAGATAGATTTTTGAGCTTGGTTTCCAACGCCTGAAAGTAGGTGTTGAGAATCGTCCCATACGTTGAATTATCCTCATTCGGAGTCGGTAGGATCAGGTCCGTGTAGGGGGAGGAGGTGAATGACATAATCAGGTCGTTGCTGCAGTGTAGGCGGATTGTGCAGTCGTTTTTGCTGTTCTCGCATCATCTGCGACTGAGCCACTGGTCCCAACAGCACCCACTAGGGTTTCCAGTGCGGACACTCTCGTTGTCAAAGTCGTCAGAGTCGTATTGACCTGTTTGTTCGCCACACTGATTGCAGTCTCAGAGTTCGTTTTTGCAGTGCTGGCGTTCGTGCTGGCTTGGGTGAGGTTGTACGCCAGTGACGGGGTGCTACTGTCAGATGCTTCCCCTAGCACTTGGTCCACATTATAGACCTCCGTTTCTAATGACTGGAATGCGTCATTTAGAACCGTGGCCCATCGATTTTTATCCCCTCCAACCGTGGGAAGGGTGATACTGTAATTGGTCGTTGTTGGCATTATAACGTCCTCTGTGTCCATTCCTCCACAGTGGCATCTGGACGTTTCGTCCAGAATTCATCTGTGGGATCTGTTCTTTCTGTCCAGGTCGAACTTGGCGGTAACTGCTCTCGATATTCGAGCCGAATCACAAACGGCCCAATCCCATATCTTTTTGTGCCGTATCGGATCAACTCACTCATGACATGGCCTGGAAGTTCAGGGAGTGCCTGCTGCCCTTCGTTCTCCTTCGGTCATCTGATGCCTGGATCTCAGCAACGGCACGTTCTGCCTGCAGTTGCCAGATTTGGATTCTCTCATCCTCTCCGAGATACGGAGATGCCTGCATCAAACTGTAGTAGAGATAGGCATCGGGGTGAGAGGTAGAAACCCAGTTTGTTGTGTTGGTTGAGGACAGTGCTGGGATCTTGGCGTAGTAAAACATTTCGTAGGTGATCGCCTCACTCGGTGCAGGGATGATCCGCAAGGCGTTGCCATACACGAAATATCTGGGATACGAGTCTGCCAGTCCTGCGATGAAATTGGTGTCGGTGTACTCATTGATCGCATGAGCTGCGATTTCCACCAGATCCCTCTCTTTTGGGCTTGTCATCCGCAGATGCCGCATCTCTAGGAAATCACTTGGCATGGAGAGGTACTGATCACTCGTCGAGATGTCTGCACGGGTGTACTGATTGGTCGTCCTGAGCTGTCGGTTCAACCTGGCTTCCGCCAAGGTGATGAAGGTCGGAATGACCGAGGTCAGATCCGTTCGGTTGAGCCAGTCTGCAATATTGCTTTTTAGTTCGTCAAAGGTCACAGTCTGCCCTCCCAGACTCTGAAGGGTTTGTTTGCATAGTCATTCAACCATGCTCGGAATTTCTTCTTGTCTCTGGTGATTCCCTGCTGCGCGAGTTGGTCGTAGAGAACCCGTGGGATCTCGGCAACTCGTTTCCATCCGCTTTGTTTATTTGCAAACGGATCAAGGTGCTGGTTGTCACGCAAGGTCTTGGTCAACTGGAGGGTTGGTTCAATATCTTGCGTGACCTTATGGTGAATCTGCAGGTTGCGCGAGTCTACTTCATCAACATAGAACTCACTCATTACATGTCCCGTATGATCAAGGATCTGTTTGGTCAACATAATTCCAACCTGCAGTCTGTTAGTTAAAAATTAGGAGGTTTCCAGATCAAAGATCCCACCGTGTGCCGCTTCCTGAGTCATCTCCAGACCCATCTCGACGACCAGGTACTTGGTCTCCGCATCACTGGTCTTTCCGAGGGTACTTACCTGGAAATTTCTCAAGTAGGAAACCTTCGCAAAATCGGGCGATATGAGGAATGCGTCCCGCTCTCGCTGAAAGCGATTTGGCATCACCTGAAGATCTCCAAAGTCCGTCGCAAACACGGTTACGTTGCTACCAGCCGTATTGGAATCAATCATCTCACGGGCGATAGATCGTCCGGTCAATGTTGAAACCACGGTCTTGTTGTAAGGACCGACCATCAGTCGATCTGGCTCACCACCTTCCGTGTAGCAGGACTGCATCACGGTGTTGATCAAGGTTGCAGTCAATGCTCGTTGTGCCGAGGAGTCGGTTCGGGCTGTTGATCCAACTGTCACCGGATCTGCACCAGACGTGGCATCAAAACTGGTGTTGGTGTCCAACCAGGCACCAATCATCGCGGAGGTTCGCGCAGTCGTTGCGTTACCTGTGGCTTTGGCCTGGTTTGACAGCAGTGCAGCTTCCACAGAACGTTTCAATTCTTTGGTGCGTCTTGCCATCTGATGGGCCATCTGGCTGGTTTTCCCGTACAACTTAATCGCAGACTGGGTCCCTGTCACAGCTACTGCCCTCGACATGATCTGACAGACGTTGCTGTTGCGGGTGGTCAGGCTTGCCGCAGCAGCACTGATCGCATCACCTTCCAGGTCAGTCGTTGTGCTGGTCGCACTCAGTTCTTCTGTGATCCACTCGAAGACAGTGTTGGACACATTTCTGGTTCCTACACTGTTTACGAATGGGGTCTCAGTGGGAGAGATATTATAAACAATCTCTTTAATATCAATTACATCCTCTTCCGTGCCTGACGTTTTAATGTCGTAGGACGTAGAGGC